GTGCTTCGTGAAGCCCTCTTCTGCCTCGTCCTTCGCTAGTTCCCAATAAACTTCGACAGGCGGCAGGATACCACCCTGTAGCGCACACGCCATCCAGTTAGGGTCAGGAACCAGTATCTTTGCACATTCATCAATGCTGTCCTCATAGACAACCCGATACTCTGACTGCACACCCTCAAGGTTCTCTTTGGCCCAGCAGAGCCTGTCCCATAGATGTGTGCCTTGAAACTCTGGGGTCACGGTCATGCGAGGTCTCCGTGGATTGCAGCGCAACAATATGGCACATCAGAATAAGTGTTTGATGACGAAACTTGGTTGTTGTTCTGACTGTATCGGCCTGTGGTATCTCCGCTGGATATAGAATATCTGTTATTATTGGCTGTTCCCATAGAGCCTTCAGCCGCAGGGCTAGTTCCTGCGGGAACTGCATATCCGACACTGTTCATAGAATTAGTAAAATTTCCGTATAGGCATCCCGTTGACCTATCGGTTACGGAAGATATGTTGAATGAACCCGGTATTGAATCATCACCAAAATCATACGACAAAAATGCTTTTGCACTACCATTCACAACAAAATTCGTAGCCAGCGAACCCGCAGTCGAGTGCGTCAGGGTATCTGCTTTGAGTGTACCGAAGCTAGGCATATCTACTCCTTAACACGCCATCAAGACACACGGCACGAGGTACGAACCGTCGTCGTAGGTGCGTGAAACATTGGTGCTGGTGACTTTTGCAATTGTCTTGCTGCGAACAATGTCATCGCCTTGCGGCTTGGCAGTGCCGTCACCGGCTGACATAAGCAAGTCTCCTCGTGCTACTGTCGTGCCTTGTGCAATGCGGATGACCATATCACCGGTCATTGCGACAACCATGTCGTTGAAGCCGTCATCGTCATAGTCCCAGTTTACAAATACACCGGCTACATTTGCATCTCCCTCGACAGACGATACAGCCATACAGTTAAGCTGTTCGTTGTCTTCAGTGTAAGCTGCTGTCCTCACATCTCCGACAGATACACCATCGGGCAATTCATCGTCTTCTGCCCAAAGCACCTCGTCGTGTGACCACACCGCCATCTGGTCGAGGTTAGTCATCACAGTGCCTTTGACTAGGCCATCAATGCGGTTTCCGTCTGTAGCCTGTGACCAACGTCCAAGATGTCCGCCGCCGTAAGTGACAGTACCACTAGAAACGCTAATTTTTCCTTGGGCCGAACTGCCCACATCAAATACTATAATGTCGCCATCAGTGTTTTGATTTATAGTTAATACCCTGTCGGATAGTGATGTGGCGTCAAATTTAGCGACATTAGTTGTTCCTTGAACGTGCAACTTATTACCGGGGTTTGTTGTGCCAATTCCAACGTCGCCGTCGCTGGCGATAACCATCCTGTCAGTGGCACTGGTCTGAAAATTCATTGTCCCAGCACCAAGGTTTTGAATGTAGAACGGATTTGCTCCTATATTCGCAGTCAAATTTGCATGAGTAGAGCCAGTAAACTGCACCTCATATGTGCTGATGTGAGTAGCAATCTCTAGTGCGTTGCTGCTGCCACTGTTTGTAATTGCAACGCTGCCCGTGCCATCTGGGTCGAGGGTGATGTCGTTGTTACTCGCAAGGCTGGTGATTTTGTTTGTCTTTACTTCACTCATGCGAGGTCTCCTGCGATATGAATAAAATTATGTTCAACATCAACGGCTGAGTTAGACGCATTGTAAACACCTGTTCTGAATGCAGATGTAGTTAAAGTACCCGTATTGTAGTAACCACTGAAAGTAGAAAACTGTGTATTGTGCATGATGGTGTATGTGGTATGGTTCATGTTATTTGTGAAGTTATGATTTGTATCACCTGTACCATTGTCAGTAATACTACTAAAGTTAAACGAATCGGTATTTGCTGTCGTTGTTACGCAGGTATATTTACGCCATGCCTTTAGTGCGTGTTGCTTCGTCAGCGTAGCCGCACCGCCGCTGGTGCTTTGGATGGTATCTGCCTTCAACGTACTCATAGCGTCACCAATGTCCCGCCGCTTTCAACGGTCAGGGTCACGCCACTGGCTACAGTGAACGGGCCTGTCACGTTTGCGTTCTCCGTTGCAAGGATGGTTGTGTCTGCCGTAAGTGACTGTGCGTTGGTACGAAACAGGCCACCACCCTTAAAGTTACCCTTGTTAGCTGCTGGCGGTGTAATTGAACCGGCAGTCAGGTCGAGAAAGTTTACGAAGATGTTGTTCGTGCCGCTAGAGGGTGCGGCAGTGAAGGTTAGTGTTGTACCGTCTGGCACAGTGTACGCAGACGCCGCATCTTGGACAACACCGTCTACAGACACTAACACCGACTGTTTGTCAGCAACGGTACGGTTCAGGGTAAACGTAGTCGTAGACCCATCGCCGCTGAACTGCTGTACAGCCGGTGTCGAAATATAAGCGATTGCAGGTGAGTTACCCTGATATGACGGCATCGCCTACTCCTTACGTAATGTCAAGATGGCTAAGTACCACGTCCGCAGACGAGGCAGTGTCGGACGTGACAGTGATTGTGTCACCCGGCTCCATCACAACCTTCTGGTCTCCACCAACTACCACGAGTGTACCACCGACAGGAATCGGTGCATCCTTTACGAGATGCACGTTGTCAACTGCGCCGCTGGTACGACCAGAGCCGTTCAGCTTTACACTGACTGTAATCTGTGAGGTTACGATATTCGCAACTGACAGACCAATGACGGTGGTTTCAGTGGAGGAAGGACAGGTATAGATGGTTGCGGCACCAGTGCCGACAGCCGTGTCCGTTTCACTTAGAAATGCGTTTGCCATGTTTTACTCCAAATATGTATAATTATACCATACTTATGTTTGTTTGTCAAGCACTATTTAGCCAAGTGCAATAGCCATGACAACTGACTGACCGGCAGCGTCAAAGTCCGTAGAGGCAGATGTGGCTGCTGTGCCAAGTCCAAGTGTAGTCCTTTGAGCAGAAGCATTTGCATCATCCAACAGCGCTTTACCTGCTGCTGTCAAATCGTATGTGGCTGCCGTGCCAGAACCAGTGAACTGGATACCCTTGTCAGCAGCGGATGTCAGACCAGCGATTGCAGCAAGTTCAGCATCATATGCCTGAACATTTGTTCCGATTACAAGGCCAAGAGTTGTGCGCTGTGCGCTTGCGTCAGCATCGTCAAGCAGTGCCTTACCAGCAGCGGTCAAGTCATACGTGGCTGCAGTACCAGAGCCAGTAAACTGGATACCCTTATCTGCTGCAGAGGTCAGACCAGCAAGTGCTTGCAGTTCTGCATCAAGACGGGCATTATCTACAGTGCCGGTAAGTTGACCTGCGTCGATGCTTTTGTTAGTCAGCGTCTGTGTGCCACTAAGTGTAGCTACAGTGCTGTCAATCGCAACAGTCAGTGTGTTACCGGAACCAGAAGTATCAATGCCCGTGCCGCCAGCAATGTCAAGAGTTTCACTGTCTAGGTCAATACTTAGTGCGCCACCACTGTCTCCTTGAAAATCAAGGTCTTGTGCAGTTACCTGACTGTCTACGTAAGCCTTGATGGACTGTTGGGTTGCAAGATGGTCTGCACTGTCAGAAGACATATCGTCTTCGTCTTTAATAGAAGTTCCACTTATTGTACCATTCAGTGTGGCACTTGTCAAGGTTTTATTTGTAAGCGTGTCTGTCGTAGCCTTACCAACCAGAGTGTCGGTAGCTGCTGGCAATGTAAGCGTAACATCTGCCGTGGATGCAGGGCCAATAAGGGTAGCCTTGTTTGTGCCGTTGTCACTGTCTTCAAAGAACTCTACGAAGCCAGCACTCGTCGCGCCATTTTTAAGCTGCAATCCAGCGTTAACGACAGGCGTTGTAAGTGTCTTGTTAGTAAGTGTCTGCGAACCCGTCAGCGTAGCTACAGTGCTATCAATAGCAACAGTAAGAGTATTGCCAGAGCCGCTAGTATCAATACCTGTGCCACCTGCAATATCCAGAGTCTCGCTATCAAGGTCGATAGATAATGCTCCACCGGAGTCGCCTTGGAAGTCAAGGTCTTGGGCTGTGACTTGTGCATCTACGTATGTTTTAATTGCCTTTGCTGAAGCAAGAGTTGTATCTGTACCGGCAACGCTAGACAGGTCAGTGTCCAGTACGCCAGACTTTAGATTGTCTACTTCAATATTAGACAGCGTGTTATTGTCTGCATCAATAGTTTTGTTAGTGAGGGTTTTGGTTGTTGCAGCCAGATAGGTGTCAAAGGTATCGACAGTAGTCTGACGCATAGTGCCATCGTCATTAGTAACGATACCATCGCCACCAGCTACAGCAGTGGTGCCAGCAGAGGTGCCGCCATCCATCAGGTTTAGTTCAGCACCAGTAGAAGTAATAGCTGTGCCATTAAAATTAATAGCGTCTACATGTGCAGTGCCGTCAATGTACAAGTCTTTGAACTGTTTGCTACTAGAACCAAGGTCGATGTCATTGTTAGTTGTAGGCTCAATAACGCCATCCTTAACAACAAACTGTTCTACAGACGAACTAGATACGTCAACCGAAAACTCAATCTGATTGTTGGGGTTGTCAATAACTACTTTGTTAAGTGGAGTAGTCTCGCCGGGGTCGCCAATCAATCCAATGACCGGACCTTCAGCAGCCGTACCATCGTGTTTGTGACCTGTTGTATTTACAAATGCAGCTAGTACCTGATTAAATTCATCGTTACTGTGGGCAGCGGTAATAACGTCGCCATCAGTATACGAAGATTGTCTAGTGTATCCTGCCATTACCTTCTTGCTCCTGCGTCAAATTCTAACTGAAAACCTTTTAGTGAGTATGGTGCAGATGTGCCTCTGTCGTTTACTCGTAGT